GTCAACCTTCAGGTTGTCCTATAACTAGCATTATCAATTCCATATATAATTCTGTCATGGCACGCATCTGTTACTACCATGGAACTGTTAAAGTTCCAGATTTTGATGATGTGATGTGTATGATATCATATGGAGACGATAATGTTTTTGGATTGAGCCAATGGGCTGTTGATAATAAAGTTATTGATACAATGTGTTCTAATTATACTAAATTTGGCATGAAATATACCGATTGTGCCAAAGACGGAGTTCCGCGGATGATGACTATTGATGAGGTCGAGTTTTTGAAACGCAAGTTTGTGTGGGTTGATGGATTTTTGAGAGATCCACTTCCTTTGGTTGAGATACATGATACTTTGTATTGGACCAAAGGAAAAGTTAATATTGATGCAAATTTGGCTGAGAGAGTTGAAGATGTTATGGAAGAATTAGTGCGTTATGGACGTAAAGTCTATGACGAACACCTTCAAATTATTCGACAAGCTTGTGCTAAATTTGGCATATCGTTTAAGAACAAATCATATGATACACGGATGTGTACGTGGATACAAAAATATTATGGTGTTGATGTTAATCTTATTTAAATGTAATTAGCTTTTCAAATTTAAATATTAGACATAACACTTTTTGAGGAGGTATATTAATATCGGTTGCCTTTATAGACCCTAAAAGCAATAGAACTAGGATGGTGAGCCTACTTCTTTATTTGAATGCACCACTACTGAAGATAATGTTCAAGTAATCAGTGAAGTCATCGACACTGTTAATTTCGATGACAATATTAATGTGAATTTTATGCATCCTTTGGATAGAGTCGGAACTAATACTAAAGTGGGAATGGAATTTCAAGACATTCGTACTATAGTTGATTTCCTTCAACGTCCAGAAGCATTACAATCACTCACGTTTACAACTAATCAGCCAAAATCTACTGTTTTGGCTAAATTTCAAGTTCCTCAAGATGTCATACCACAGATGAAGAGAGACAAGATTGTTGGTTTTAAGAATTTTAGAGCAGATACTGTTCTTGATATTAAAGCCTCATCTAGTCCTTTCATCTCTGGTAAGATTTTGATAGCATTTTATAACAAAAATAAGTTTAATTATGGAGACGTGGCTACAGGGACAAGTGAAAACATTTTGAAAGGATTTTATGATGGAACCAATGTAACTTCTTTAACTGCCCTGACGGGCTGTCCTCATGTTATATTGGATCT